CTATACTATCGCTCATCACACCAATTACATAATTAGTAGACTCATTTTCCTGCAAAGCTGTTTGCTTTTTACTAGTATCACTGTGCTTGTTAAACCATGGGATCGGAGTAGTCTTTGGCGCAGGCTCTGTATATTTAATTCCTATATCTTTTAAGGCGCTGGCAGCAGTATAATCTACAAAGTCTTTTAGAATATTTGCATTTAAACCAATAACAGGACCTTTTTGGAATAGATAATCTGCCCAGGCTTTTTCTTCACGGATAACATCCATATACAATTGATATACTTCTGCTTCGCATTCTTGTTTGGCTTTTGCAAAGCGTGGATCTTCTTTTACAACTTGATTAATTAGAAATGCCGTCCATCCTTTGTGTAGCAATTCGTCTTGTAGAATCAAACTGATAATGTTACCATTACCAATAAAGATTTTATTTTCTACCATTGCCAAACTCGTAGCAAAGGATACCATAAAGCGGAATGCTTCTAAGGCATAGCTAGCATTAAGCGCCAACCAAATTGCTTTAACATGCGCCGACTCTAGCACTGTTTCTTTAGTTGGATCGGCGATCTCTTTAAGACTGTTTAATCTATGTAGGTCGTCATAATACTGTCCTACACTACTAGCCATATCTACAATCTCTTTTGTATCGTGGATGGTGTTGAAAACTTCTTTAGGCACGTTGTAAATGTTACGAATAATGTGGCTATAACTACGGCTATGAATATTTGTTTCAAAGAATGTCCAATTATAGACCAGTGCTTCTAGCTCTGGTAGACTTACGACCGGAGTAAAAATTTGACTCGGGCCACGTCCCTGTAAACTGTCTAAGGCTGTTTGGCGTAATAGGTTACTGGTAAAGATATGCTTGACAGCATCGCTGGCATCTTTAAAGTCGTTGGCGTCTTTAGCTAGACTAATTTCTTCGGGCACCCAAAAGAATCCGCGAGCCGTTTTTTCAAAGTCAGCAATTTTATTATATTTTACTTCTTCAAATCGTTGAATAGTAACTGGACCCGCTGGATCTAGAAACATCTTTCGATTTGTGTAATCTGTTTTTGTTGTTAGGTTATATTGTTGTTTGCTCATAATTTACATGCTTCACAATCATCGTCAAGTTCATCTTGTTGATTAAAGTTTAAATTAATAACGTTATCAGGTTGTTTGTCTTCTTGGACTGCTTTGGAACCTTGCTTGTTAATCAGACTATAGTAAAAAGTTTTGATACCCCAATGATGCGCCTGCATTAAATTTTTAGCAATTAAGGTAGTAGGAACTTTTCTGTCTGAAAAGAAAGCTGGATTATAAAAAGTATTGGTACTAATGCTTTGGTCAATATAAGCTGCTAATACGGCGGCAGTTTTAATATAACCGTCACAATCTTTTTGTTCCCACATCATTTGATAGTTCTTACGAACCTTCAAGTTATTGTATTCAGGAACTACTTGAGTAAAACTTCCGGCCTTACTTTCTTTGGTCGAGATAAGTGACATAGGCATTTCAATGCCGTTGGTACTGTTGATAACAACACTGCTAGACTCAACAGGTGCAACAGCCATTAGTGTAGCATTACGGACACCATAGGTCTTCATCTGCTCGCGTAGTGGTTCCCAATCTAATTCAGGGGCGAAGTTAGCAAGTTCATTTACTCCTTGGGCACGTCTTTCCCACGGGAATACGCCTCGTCCGTACCAAGTTTTGTCCGAGTCTTTACACTTGCCTCGTTCCTTGGCCAAATCGACTGTTGCTTCTGTAAGATAGAACGCCTGGTGCTCCATCCACGACTTAACTTCTGCAAGACTATCTGAATCACCATATTTTAATCCTCGTTTAGCATGCCAATAAGCAAGGTTGGTTACACCTATACCTAGTGGCTGAATTTCATCGTTACTGAGTTTACTTTGAATACTCAAGAAATCTTGATAGTCAAGTATGTTACATAGACTGCGCTGAAGTATGCGGCAAGCCCTACGCATATCCTCAGGATTGCGGAATGCTCCCCAGTTAATACTACCCAACGTGCATAGAGCAATACGGCCTTCTTCGTCGTCTAAGCGTTTGAATGGCTTAGTAGGTAGTAAAATTTCTAGGCACAGGTTACTTTGATAGATAGTATGATACTCTGGATCAAATGGACCTTGATTCATTACGTTGTCAATGAACACAAGATAGATACGACCCGTATCTGTTCGTTCTTTTAATATACCGGACTTGAATACTTCTTCAGCACTCATTGTCTTTTTACGAAGATCCTTGCGCTTTTCATATCTTGTATATAATTCTTCAAATAACCTAGTGTTTTGATAAAACGCTTCGTATAGGTCAGGAACTTCGTTGGGATCAAAGAAAGTTATTTGTTCTTTGTTTTTGAATCGTCGCCAGAAGAAAGCACTAAGCACAACCCCATAATCCATATGACGGACTCGGGTTTCTTCGGTTCCTTGATTGTTTTTAAGAACAATAAGATCATCAAACTGATGATGCCAAATGGGATAAAATACTGTAGCACTTGCATTGCGAATGCCTCCTTGTGAGCATGAACGTAGATCACCAAACCACTTCTTAAGGAAAGGTATCATACCAGTATGCATAATTTCGCCGCCCCTGATAGGACTGCCTAATGGACGTAGTCGTCCAATTTCTAAACCGATGCCTGCACGTTTACTGGCATACTTGGCCATCATTTCACCACTGGCAAAAATGCTGTCTAGATCATCGTCCGAACGAATGAGAACGCAACTGCTAAACTGCTTAGTAGGAGTACCAAGCCCAGCAAGAACAGGAGTAGCCAAGGTAAAAAGTCCATCGGACGCCGCTTGATAATATTCTTTGATGTAGCGCATCCTCGCGCCATTCGGTTCTTCTTTGTGAAATACAGTAGCGGCCGCGACCATGTATCTAATTTGTGGAGTTTCATAAATTTCCTTAGTGGCACGATTACGCACCAAATATTTCTCGATTAGTTGTTCAATAGCTGAATAACTGTATTGTTCATCTTTTTCATGTTCTAACATGTTATTCATCTTGTCCCAATCTTCTGGTGTATACCACTGAAGGAGTTCAGGAGAGTAAAGACCTACAGCAACATTCTTTAAGACAATGTCATAAAGGTGGGGAACTTCATAACTGCCGTAAACATCTTTGCGTAGCATTGATAATCGTTGCTTACCTGCAACGTATTGATAGTTGGTATGTCCAACATCAGGATTGCTTTCAATATCGATTAGGTCAACAATGGCTCGTAGAGTAATTTCGTCAATGTTCCTTGTGCTGATACCGTCATAGAAATGCAGCTGAGCTTTGATTTCAATCATTGATTGACTTACATCGGCTATCCCTTTACAGACTTTAGCAACCTGTGCCTGCCATTTTTCAATTTGCAATGGCTCGTGATTGCCGTTTCTTTTTAATACCGTAATGGGCTTGCCTGGTGTCATATTTTTGTAATCCTTGCTTAAATTCTTCTTTAGTAGTCTATTTAACATCTCTGTTTTTTTATTTTGTTATATTTTAATGTGTCCAAGTTGATCCCGAGTAAACTTCTCAAGGACCTCAAACCTACATTCTTCAATAGATAATACATGGCCTAGAGTATAATTTAGCACAGTCTTCTCATCAATAACTACTACTAGATGAATATCTTGTTCACTAAAATTATTCACCAACCACAATTCAACGCTGGCAGAAGGGAAACATAGCCATAGTGTATAGGCTTGACCTAATGCAATGGCACTACGACAAAACTCTCCCCTATTCAACATATCCCACGGCGTAGGCCATGTATTGGGTTTGAATGGATCCATGGTCTTTTTAACCCACGGTGCGTAAGTCCACCATAGATCCACAGTCTCTATTACTTCGTCCAATGTCTTGTCTTTGACTTCTTCTCTAAATTTTCGCCACGCTAGAATTTTTTCTGTTGTGGTACCATACCAGATAGTTAGATCTCTATGCACGATTTCTTTCTATATAAAAACTTATTTATAGAATTGGTCAACTCGCTTGGTCCATTCAACACAGTAATGATCAAACTCGTTGCCTTCGATTACAAAGCTCTGTAACTTGGCTTCTCTATCAATAATATTAATTGCACAGGTCCTAATATCTGTACCATGCACTTCGTTATGTGCAAGGGCATAAGCACAGCATTGCAGGAAATAATCTTCAATCCACTCTTTCTTCTTAGGCTTAGTAGTAGTCTTGTGATCGATGATAGCAGGCTTGCCTTGCCATACACCAATCATATCACTGGTTCCTGCGTATAAGCCTGGATAATAAAGACTAGCTTCGATGCCCCATACTTCATCAACATTTTTAAATGCTTCAGCAATCATAGTATCGGCCATAGCAGTAGCCATAACTTGAACTGTATTGTTACCAGTGGGTCTGGGTTTACCGATAACATAGTTTTCAAGATGTGTATGCATCAACGTTCCAAGCCCGGCGGCCTCTTTGCTGATACGATTGGCTTCTGCGTCACCAACACGCTTGCGCCATTCCAAAAGAAATGTTTTGTCTTTGGTGCCGTCGAGAATAGTAGTAACGCTGGCGACTTTACCTGCAGGTGTTTCATACAGGCGAGAACCGTTTGATTCTACTCGTTTTAAAGGTTGATATTGAAATTTAGGATTGAATAGCATAGACTAGTAGTATACAGGACTTTATGTGGAAAGTCTAGTAGTCTATTACCAACTTACTATCCAGATGAAAGTATCACCGGTGACAGAATTGGTTCGTCTATCAATTGAATATCCTAGGTCGGCAAAGTATGTAATAACTTTGCCCATTTGAATAAATTTGGCGCGGTCGTCAACGGACCCTTGCCATGTATTAAAATAAACTCTGGCTGTTTGGAGAACATCAGGTGTGCCAACTTCAGCTGTCATTACTGTGCCTTTTACTGTGGCGTCATAGTTTCCTGCTGAAGCGGCTGTAATGATAGCATCTTCGATTTCTCTTATCTCTTTAAAGATAACAGAATCATTTTGAGCTTTGGCTCTAGCTTCGGCAGCAGTTAACATTACATTCTTCATTTTAGTTGATCCAGAGCTTGTTGTAGTGCAGTATTTTTTATTTTATTTGTCTGCTGATCAAATTTTGATGTCATAGTCTTGGCCGGACCTTTATTTAAGATAATACTGTCCGTTGTAGCGGTGGAAATAATATCTTTCAAGTCCTTTCGGTGTCTATTTAAAATATCAACCATCATTTCTGCATTGATATTGTCTGCACTGTCCATATCATTTAATAGCTGTGCCATGGAGATTTCTGTAGCGCCTTCTGCCTTGGCACGAAGAAGAATGGGCTTAATTAAGCCCAATACTTCAACATCACTATCAAGTAATTCTTTTATAAGCATTACTTTAATTCTCGGCCAGTTGGTAATTCTTCTTCACCACTAGCAGCATCGGCAGCACCAAATTCGTCGCCACCTTCTAAGCCAGTGTCAGCTGCCAGAGCATCCAAGTCACCTTCAGCACCTGGCATTGCAGCCGGGGCGTCGCCGCTTAAAATTCCCTGCGCCTGACTTAGCGAGTCTTTGCCTGCTTTTACAGCATCAAGTAATGTGCTGAACGCTGAGTCGGCTGCGTCATTAAATTGTTGACCAACGTCTTGACCAAATTCAACTTTAATTTTTTCAACTAAAGGCATTAGGTCGTCTGTTTGCATCTGTGCAACATCTTCAGCCATCTTTTGTAGCTGCTCAACCATATTCTTGGCTACAAGAATTAGTTCAGCTTGTGCTAGGTTTTCGCCTGAGTTTTCATTGACTCGACGAGTTGTTCTCATCGGAGCAATTTCCTTAAGAACATGCTTTAGTGCTTCAATGATCATGGTGTTTTTAACATAACGACCGTCATGTTCGTAGCCACGAACGCTGCTTGCGATTGCATGGTTTTCATTAACTAGCTTCGTGATCAGAGTCTGCACTTGCACAGCATCGCCACGGGCCTGTAATTTCAATCCAAACTGGCTGTTCAGAAAGTTCTCAACTACACGCTTTTTGCGCTGGGCTGGATTAAAAATTTCAGAAGTATTCATAGTAGATATCCTTTGATGTATTTATCAATATATTTTAGATAATCGGGTTTTAATTTCGTCTAGTTGATAATAACTATGCTGTAAACGGGAAGAAAACAGCAAACGTCTATCAGAATCAGCAGTTGTTATTTTAGTTTTAAACTGCTTGATATTTTCCAAACATCTAAAATACTCTTGATCTAATGAGTATATTAATTTATCTTTAGCACTGGCATAATTTGGAGATTTGTTTACATAGAAAATCATGTGCAATGCACTGATTAGTAACGAAACTTTCTCATATACCGCGTTCTTTGTGTATAAGTCGATAATTGAATAGTTGTGCTTATCAACTAGTTGTAATTTCCATCTCTTATAAAATACAAGTCCATCTTCATGCTCTTCAGCAGTAGATATCATACCTAGTATTGTTTTCGGAACAGCATTATCTAACAGAGAGCCAATTTTATGGCTAATCTTTGCTGCATCTAAATTATTTGGTGTGTAGTTTGTAGACCACTGTTTTTGAATTTTCATCGTATATTCTATCAATCAACCCCATACTGGTCATTTGTTCTGCTAACTGTTGTTGACGTTCTTCTAGGTTGGCTCTAGATAGGGTTTTTTCTTTTTTAAGTAAACTAACCATTTCTCTTTGTTCGTTAGTCATCATATAGCGCAGGCCTGTAACTAGTTCGGAAATTTTCATTTCTTAGCCTTTCTCCAACTAGTGTCTGCTACAGGGCTTCTGGATCCGATATTATCTTTTTCTCGACTTTTATTGGATAGCTTGATACTTTTCACGCCCATTAGCTTGTCTGCTTGTTTTATCAAATCTACTTCTTGTTCGCTATAGGCAACCATGCCAAAGTTTTCAGCCCATGCACTTTCTTGCTCAAACTTATCGTCGGCTTGCATGGCCGCGGCCGCGGCTAAAGCTATACCATAACGGCCCTGCATATAAGCGTCGGTGTTTCGCACCTGCGGCTCAATCATGGCATTGGGTAATGCCGGATCAATTTCGCCCCTTGTCGAGCCAAACTCTTTTAGTCGGCCGGCAAAGCCTACATAGCCCTCGGTTACTATGTCTTTGATTTTCATCTACGACCCATCCTCTGTAATAAACTTTGGATTTGACGAACTTCTGGTTTGTTCTTATTTGCAGGATCGGCTAACATAGTATCTACATCATCTTCGTCTGCTTCCGGGCCGTTGGGGTTTGTTGGTTTCTGTGCCATAGTAGGAGCAGACCCAACTGGTTTAATTGGCTTAAATGCAGATTTATTTGTAGTGGTAGGAACACTGCTATATTCGTTAGTGATACTTTCTTCTGCCCCTGTGGCAAAACGCTGATCGTATTTGGCCAGAAGACTTCTGGCTGCGTCCAGGTCGTCTTTGCCCACAGCAGTAATGATGTCCAATACTTCTGTGAATTTTAGTTTGCTGGAAACGGCAGCAATATCGGCATCAGCCATGTCACCGCTAGGATCTAGGAACCTAATAACATCTTTTAAACTACGATCGTCTGCCATATTATTTGTTTGCTGCCTTATTTAAAGATTTGAGTCTCTTACTCAGTGGGTTGAACATTTTTGTTCTGCGAGCTTTTCTAACTATCTTTGCATTAAAGCGTTTACGTATACGCTTCATCATGAATTTTTTCTTAACATTAATGGCTTTGCTACATGCGCCTACATTGGCCACTGTGCGGCCTTTTTTCTTACCACTAGTGCAACGAATCATTCGCTTGAGTTTTTTACCGCGTTTGGCCCAAACACGTTTGGCTTCGGTAACTACATCTTCGCCAATGATTTCAAATTCTTCCATTATACAGGCATTCTATTAATCATATATGCTAATGCACTTATCAATGCTGCAATTATTGTAGCACTGGCAGCAACAATGGCCTTAAATCTATTATCGCTGCCCTGTTGAATTATTTCTTTAAGTTCGTCCATGTCTTCGGCCTGTTTCTTTTTCATTTCGCCGACCTCTTCACTTAATTTTTCTAAACGAACTTCTAAAACGGCAAATTTATCTTCCAAACGACGGTACCTTTCAGAACACAAAGTAACATGAGCGTCTAGGCTCTCTTTTTCTATATCGTAAACATTACTTTCAGACACAATTTATCTCCTTAAATTTTTGTGTTTTTATAAACTAACCGAGACCAAAAAGTGCCAAAAGTTAATGCCGAAGTTTTGATATATTTATCAAAACTCATAGGTTGTCGTTTCGAATGAAATATATGTTTTTCTGCGTCGGGTCATCTGTTTCAAATACGCTAGCACTTTCAAATGTTGCTGTTTCATCGAGGTCGTCATAGACTGGAAGACCATCAACGTCTCTAATTAAAGAGTCAACTGTAATGCTGCCTACACGTTCGCTGGCGAATCGAAGTATCCATAAATTATGTGCGCCGCTAAAATCACTGCCGAAGGCAAAGTCGGCTACGTCAGCTGCTGTTAGTTTTTCTACGCTGGCTAATATGGGTTGACTGCCCAAACTAATTGCTTGCAACAAAGCATTTAAGTTTTGTGCTTGCTCATATGATGGACCACCGGCAGGATCAAATACACCTGTATCTGATATATCTATTAGAGTATAACATGTAAAATATTCAATGTTTGCTCCGACGTTTTCACCTGTTCTTGCTATTCCTGGCATAATTAAAATTCCTTTTAAATATTTAGCCACAAAAGAAAAACCGCAGGACTAAAAAGTCACTGCGGCTTCCCATCCCGAAACTAGTTTAACTAATTAGAATGTAAAATCAGCAACACCAGCACCAGCTAGGTTCTTGCCGTTAACTGTACCTAATGCCTGAACAGCATCCTCTAGGTCAGCGGCAGACCATGCGCTTGGCTCGCAAGCAACACGGAAACCACCAGCAGCGATTTCACCAATTAGGAACGTTGTTGCTTTAGTTTGAACTACTTGAACAATAGCTTCTAAAGCTGTGTTAGGTTGACCAACTTCACCTGTTAGATCGTTATCAGGATCGATTGTGAACATCTTTAGTGTAGCTGTGCCGAAACCGCCAGCTCTAATTCCACCATTTACTCTTGCCATATTATGACTCCTTTAATCTGTCGAAACGTTTGTTTCTTACTTTTATTTATCTCACTTAGGCTTAAATAGGGCATTTGCCAGCGCAGAACCAGCATAAAATGCCCCAACTGGTGCTAGTGCTTGAACAAATTGCTGTGTAGCGGTAGGCTGTTCGTCGCCTAAGGCTCCTGGTTTATAACCTAAATCTGCTAGCTCTGCATCAACACCACCGCGCATTTCATAGCCCTTATTCATGGCCATGTCGTTTAAGAAAGTTGCTATTTCGCTGCGTTTAGCGAACTTTCTATAGTATTGAAGCATTCTGGTCGCTGAAAGATTTCGTTGCATACTGTTTAATGCTGGCCAATCTTGAACTAATCGGCGCAGGCTTTTTAGTTTGCTGTCTGTTATATTCAGCTGTTTTTCTAGTCGTAACAATAATGTAGTAGCAGAATCTTTGTCTAATGTAGCATCTGCCATTAAATCTAAGTAGCGTTTTACTGTAGGAAGGTTTACTTTTAACTTACTTCTCAATATAGAATCTGCTTCGGGGTTTTGCGAAATACGCTGACTGAATAAACTGGTAGGATCACTCAATATATTAAGACTTACATATAAATCCGTACCACTTAATCTAGCCTTAGAAAAGTTTCTATAGAATATTGTCTTATCAGCATAACGAGCAGCTACCGGGGCTGTTTCGTATTCGTTATAAAGAACGTATAAACTCAGTAGATCTAAAAAAGCAAAGTCTGCAATGCTACGAAGATTCATGGTTCTTACATTAGCCAAGTTTCTATATTGGCGGCTTTCTACCATTAAATCCCATGCTTCTAGATCTTTAAATTGTTCCATTTTTTGTTTCTTTAATTTGTTTTATACCCCTGCGAAATTTCATCTCGTCTCCAGTTTTTAAACTGTTAAAAAGACGCTTGAGTAGGTCTTCGCTTTGGTCTTTAGAGAAATTGTCCTGTATATATTCAACAAGATATTTTGTGCTAGCTATAACATTAATGGCTTTGTTTTCCACAAAACTTTCTTTGTCGCGCTGAGGCACAATATTGGTAATTTCTTCTAAAATTGATCGTGTATGTTTACGCACAATAAATTCCTTGTTAGATATTTATCCGGATAAATAGTCTTAACACGGAGTATAGAATGACATTCGAAAGCACAAGATTTAACATGGGTTCAGTAATGAACAAACTAAGGGCTATTGCCGAAACCCAACCTGAAATTACCCATCACGACCCTGGTATGGAAACAGGCGGTCAAGAAATTGACAATGCCAGCTTTACCAGAACTATGCAGCGTTTAGCGGCAATTAAGGACGCTGTTGCAGAGGATCACTACAATGCTCTACGTGCAGGTGTTCGTAGTCTTTATATGAATCGTCGTCCAAACCTACAGCAAATGACTGCTCTAATGGATTTACTGGAAACTGTGTTAAGTTACGTGGCTGAGGACAATGCACTATTCCAAAGACTTAAATCAGATCTAGCTCGCGACAGGTCTGCACAAGGTGATCAAGAAGCTGGTGCATTTCCCACTGGCGCGGCGCCTAAGACAGCGCAAGCCCCTGAAGTAGGGGCTCCTGGAACAGCTGAGCCTGTCAAACAAGCCGAAATGAGACCTTTAAAGGCTTAAACCTTTTTAAGAATATTAGCCAACTTGCTATTAGAGTCCATTGTCCTAATTGGGATACTGGGCTCTTGTTTTTTGGGGGGTTGCTCCCATGCAGGAGTTCCGGTTGCTCTTTCCCATGTAGGCTTACCTTCCACTTCAACTTTTCTCTTTAGCTTATCATGTAGTATGTCAGCAGTAGTCGGCGCACTGGGACTGTCTTCTTCTAAGTCTGTGATACGCAAACTAGTAGTATCAAAGAACAATTCAATTTTTGTACCAACTGCACTACTACTACGAGTTTTCATAAACTGCAATTGAACTCGCTGACGCTCACGCATAGTAATGCTATTGAAGATACCAATAACATTATCTGCTGTCTGAATCTTACTTAAACCGCCACTGATATGACTGTGGTCAAATTCAACACTTTCAACAGCGCCGCGATTCAGCTGACTGGCTGTGCAGAACAAATAGTTGCCCTGCGTGGCCATTGCTCTAAGTTCTTCTGATACTAGTTTATCTTTAATAAACAAGTCAGCTACACTGATCTTTTGACTGGCTGGCATCATAAGATCCAAATAGTCAACAACCACAAAGTCAACTTTCTTGTTGTGTTGGATCTGAAACTCTTTTAACCAACTCTTAAGGTCATTAACAGTAACTCCGGCAGTCAGTTGAACAATCTGTAACTGGCCGGCCTTTTTGCCCTTCATTCGAATCTGCAGGTCAACTTCTTCCAAGTTGCGATAAATCTCTTTGGTAGCAATACCCATAAGCATAGCATCCATACGCATACTACAGAGACCTTCACTAAGTTCTAGACTGAAATAAACTCCGTTGTGTCCTTGTTGACTCCAATTTAGTGCTAGGTTTTGTAAGAACAAACTCTTACCTGCACCAGAACCACCTGCAAAGATATTCAGCTCACCTCTGTTAAATCCACCATATAGCTTGTCGTCGATGCTCTTCCATCCTGTGCTGGTTCCGCCGTTTTGATTTTTTAATCGAGTCAATCGCTCCATAGGATCAGCATAGTAACTGGTACCAAAACTCTTAGGCAAGCCGATGCTACTGGCATCTTTGATTAGACGCTCTACTTCTCCATAACGTTGCTTGTCCAGCAAGTCAGCACTTTTGAGAATGGCCTTCTCTAGTGCCTTGTGTCTAGCAAACTGTTCAAACTCTGTTAGGAACCATTCTTTGTGAGCACTGGCTTCGCCTGGCACCTGTTTGAGTTCGGTGCCGGTAACTGCCTGTATCTGCTCTGTTGTAGGACAATCACTGTATTTGCTAGCATACTCTTTAACGAACTTGGCAGTTTCTTGCAAACTACGACTAAAGTGAGTGTCGTCGAGAACGTTTTGACAACGTGCCAGTAGTTCTTTATCACTGATTAAAAACTCTAAAAAGAGTTTCTGTAAATCTGTACCGTATTCTTTGATTTCTTCACTCATTGACAATATTTCTTTCCCATTAATCTAATTTTTGTTGGACTATGCTCTGCGGCTTGCAGTATGCTATAGACTGTAAATAGTCTGCCGTATTTTGCAACGGCATCACTGGCATCTTTGCATCCTTCCCACTCCGGGAAGCTAACACTCCATCCATAGTCTGCGGCACGCTCTACTAGATCTCGACCAGGTTTATCAGAGTCAGGTAGTAGTATAG